TGCTCGTTTTTCCGCATCACAGGAACGTTCGTTAGGTTTAGGTGCGATGGGATTCCACTCTTTGTTACAAAAACATGGAGTCGCATGGGAATCTGACAAGGCGAAAGAGATTAACGATGTAGTATTTAAAAATATCCAAAAACAGGCTACTGCGGAATCACTTCGTTTAGGTAAGGAACGTGGAGAGGCACCAGACATGGAAGGTACTGGTATGAGAAACGCGCACTTGATTGCCATTGCGCCTAATGCCTCGTCCGGTGTTATACTATCAACCAGTCCTTCTATAGAACCATTGAAGGCCAATGCGTACACTCATAGAACTCGCGCTGGTTCCTTTTTAGTCAAGAACGTTTACCTTAATCAGTTATTGTCTGATAAGGGGTACAATAACGACTCTATATGGACTTCTATCATCACCAATAAAGGTTCGGTACAACACTTACCGTTCTTGAACGAAGGTGAGAAGGCGGTATTTAAGACTGCGCAAGAGTTAGACCAGAACTGGGTCATAGAGCACGCTGCTGACCGTCAGAAGTATATCTGTCAAGGTCAATCGGTTAACTTGTTCTTCCCGGCAGGTGCGCCTAAGCGTTACGTAAACAAGGTTCATTTCAATGCTTGGAAGAAAGGTCTGAAGGGTCTGTACTACCTGCGAACAGAGGCGACTTCCCGTGCGGAAACTGTATCTGATAAAGTAGAACGCGTAGCACTTCAGAGTGACAGTCGATCTATCATATACGGTAAGACAGGTTGTCCATACTGTGAAATGGCGAGAGATGAATTAACTCTGCGAGGAATGCCGTTCGACTATATTGACTTAAAGGAATCAGGTAAGACTGCTGCCGAAGTTACGGGTCGAGATGTTACCACAGTACCACAGATATATATTGATGGAAAGTACATCGGTGGATACGAAGACTTGATGAGTAATCTAGCGGATGGTGGTGGATTTCAAACAGGTAATGAGGAGGACAATGAGTGTCGGGCTTGCGAAGGTTAGTAGTATTTGGGGATAGTTATGTACAGGGGTACCGTAGTAAACCCACTATACAAATCAACGAACTTAACTTTCCCTACTACCTCTCGAAAGAATTAGGTGTTGAGGTCATTAACAAAGGACACCACGGTCACTCCAATCTTGCCATAGCGCATGACGTTATGGCATTTATTCGAGAGACTCCGAAAGAAGAGTTACCTAACTACGCATTTTTAATATGTTTCAGTGATTGGCAGAGAGATACCAAAAGAGACAAAGATCGAGAACCTAATCCTGACACGGATGGTGCGCTAGAAGGAATTGTGTGGAGTCGTTGGCCTCATATAGAAGCACCCGACCCTACTATTTTGAGAGTATCTACCGAGATGGCATACCTCGGCTTAAAACAATTATGTTATAAGTATGATATTCCATATAGAATGATAAACAGTTTTGACCATCAGCCGTTCATAGATACCTTAGAGATATATGACGCAGTACATCATGGAGGCGGTAGGATAATCGACAAACGCATTGGTAGTTGTCAGTGGCGTATAGAAAGTCCACGTGGGGATTCACATTGGATAGAGAGTGAGTCTATTTACAATACCATTATGGATATTATAGTAGAAAATTGGTTATCAGAAGAGGATAAAATGCCACCTCTTCAATATGTAAGATACCACCGATTAAAAGAAGAAAACCGAAGATATTTAACTGGGTGTTCTCACCCCAATGTGGCGGGCAGTAAATTAATAGCAAAAACTCTCGCACCATATATACAAACTATTCTAAAGGATTAATATGTCACTATTAAAATTTTCACAAACGTACAAACCGTTCCTATATCCTTGGGCAGTTGACCTATCAAAGAAGCACGAAGAAGTGCACTGGATTGAAGACGAAGCAGAACTCTCTGAAGACGTACAGGATTGGAAGACCAAACTGACCGTGGAAGAAAAGACGTTCATCACTCACGTACTAAGATTGTTCACTCAGTCAGATGTACAGGTAGGTGAGAACTACCACGAATTATTGATCCCTCGTTTTAAAAACAATGAAGTCCGAAACATGTTGTCATCATTTGCGGCGCGAGAGGCAGTACACCAACGTGCCTATGCGCTCTTGAATGATACATTGGGACTACCGGACGAAGACTTCCATATGTTCCTTGAGTATAAGGAGATGGCTGATAAGATTGATTTCATGAAAGATGGAGACTCCAAAACTAATGCTGGACTAGCACTTTCCTTGGCACAGTCGGTATTCAATGAGGGTATGTCAGTATTCGCATCATTCGTCATGTTGCTGAACTTTCAACGTTTCGGTAAGATGAAAGGTATGGCGACAATCGTCGAGTGGTCTATCCGTGACGAGACTCTACACGTACAAGGTAACGCGAAGTTGTTCCGTGAGTTCTGCGGAGAACATCCGCGCATCGTTAATGACGAGTTAAAGTCTAAGATATATAAGATGGCTGAAAACGCAGTCATGTTAGAAACTAAATTTATTGATCTAGCATTCGCGGGTAACGCTGTACAAGGTCTCACCAAGAAAGAAGTCATCGACTATATCCGTCACATTGCTGACCGTCGTCTACTTCAACTTGGAATGAAACCATTATTTAATCAAAAAGATAATCCCTTACCTTGGTTGGACTGGGTACTGAACGGAGCATCACACGACAACTTCTTTGAGAAACGTGTGACCGAATACTCTGTTGTCGGTATGGAAGGTACCGATTATGGTTGGGATGAACTGGAGCAAGAGGTAGCATGATGAATGCTGAATATTTAATCGAATGTCCGATCTGCGACATTGAGACTAATGTAGAAGTTACATACGACGATGACCAACCACGGTTTTGTCCTATGTGCGGTTCGGACGTAGACGCAGAACTTCTAGACGAAGAGGACTAGTTACCATAAGTCTACATAAATGACACATAAAAGAGTAAAAAGTGTAGACTTATGAACTGGACATACGAAAAAGAATTATTTGACCCTGAAGAAACCTTCCTAGAAGATTATCAGGGTTTTGTTTATATAGTAACTGAACTTAGTACCGGAAAGAAGTACATCGGTAAGAAGTTTTTCTGGAAACCTAAAACACTGCCAGTGACGAAGACTCGAAAGCGTAAGGTAAAAACGCGAGTACAGTCTGACTGGAAGACGTATTTTGGTTCCAGTATAGAAGTAAAAACCTTAGTTGAAGAGAAAGGCCCGGAGAGTTTCACTAGGGAAGTGTTGAAACTCTGCCGAACCAAGGGTGAATGTTCGTACTATGAAGCTAAGATGCAGTTTCAGTATGATGTCCTACTCAGGGATGATTTTTACAACGCGTTCATCGGTTGTAAGATTCACGCAAAACATCTACCTAAAGACTAGCCAACTTCAATATCAGATAGTGCGAAACCGCACATAGCTACACCGACGACGCTATACATCAATGTTTCCATGATGGTCATAGCGTCAGTCTCTAAACCACCTACCGCACCCATCACGAAAAACCCACCTACTAAACCAATTATTAATTTCATTACTTCACCTCTTCATAAGCGGCAGCAATAGCAAGAAGACCTGTCTTGCTCTTAGGAACTTTCATAAGTTGAATCGCTAACTGTTTTGCACCATAAAGGTCACAAGCTTCAGTCTTCTTTATTTCAACTCTCTTATTGTTATAGAAAGCAATCCATCCTGCAAACGTTTCGTTATTCATTACTTCACCTCCACATTGTCGACCCAAGCAACATCACGCTCAAGGTTGTTCATTCGGTAGTTCAGGGCAGCAACAAGACTGTCGAACTTCATATCATTGATCAACTGATCGTTGACAACATTGCGTAGAACATAGTAGTAGTCAGGTTTTGCGTTCATCATAATAACTTCTCTCTCTGTCTAATGAGGTACTATTATAACATATATGAAGATATTGTCAATGGCTTCATTAGACTATTTGGTTATAAACTCGATGGTGTTATGCTATTTTGTTCTATTAATATTGTTGACATTTGTTTCTAAAAGAAGTATAATAGCTGTACAAATTGAGTTGAGAGAGAATTATTATGATTGAAGTTGGTGATGTTGTCTATTGTAACTGGGGTGCGATGCATCCGACCGAAGAACTTGCTGTTCTCAAGATCGACGGTGATCGTATGTGGTGTGAAGGTGGGTTTACTATGTTACTTGCCGACTTGCGTGATATGAATGAGAACTACCGCAGTCCTATCGGTGTCTACAAAATAGATACTAACAATGTATATGCTTGAGGAATCATAATGTACGTAATGAATCTTGAATGGATTGACAGTTTAGGTGAGAGACATATTGTGTGGAACGTGGCCGATCCCGAAAAAATGAAGCGTGACCTCATTGCCCTCAATGTTCCGGAAGAGAACATCGAAATATACGAGAAAGATGTTTCTTAAAATTAATTGAGTTATTTTGATAATAAGTATTGACAAGTAATGGAAACATGTGTTATACTAGCGGTATAAATTGAATTGTTAACTAAAAGAGAGAACTATATTATGAACAATATCCTTCAAATCGAAACTTCTGCTACTGTTGGTAAATGCCCTTGGGGTATCGGTACCGAGGTATCCAACGACCTAACTCCTATCCAGATGATGCAGAAAGCAGGCGTCGACTGGACAGTTGAGAAAATCCCTTCATTCGTACACCATAACGGTGAGCAAATTGCCACTGGTATGGAGGCACTCGTCCGCTCTACTGACTCTAAAGTACTGACTCAAGTCGGTGGTAACTGGAATCCAGTTCAAAACGAACAGGCATTCGAATTCTTCAATGATTACTGCTCTGCCGGTGATATGGAAATGAGTTCTGCGGGTTCTTTGAAAGATGGTAAGATGGTCTACGCATTGGCCAAGGTCAAAGAGTCGTTCGATATCCTTGGTGGTGACCAAGTTGATTCCTACCTTCTATTCTCTAACCCACATGAGTACGGTAAGTCAATTGACATTCGATTCACTCCGGTTCGAGTAACCTGTATGAACAGTCTTGCTCTTGCTCTAAATCGTACTTCGGTAAACTCAACCAAGATCAATCACCGTAAGGCATTCGATGCTGAACAGGTTAAAGTCACTATGGGTCTTGCCCACGAGAAGTTTGACCAATACAAAGTAATGGCAGAGTTGTTATCAAAACGACAGTTCACTGCTGATACTCTGATTCAGTACTATAACTCTCTATTCCCTTCACAGTCTCCTGCTGCTGAAGTTAAGACTTACAATGACCTTGCTCCAAATGCGAAGAAGGCGTTTGAGTTGTTAGAAACCCAGCCAGGCGCTGAGTACGGTCGTGGTTCATGGTGGCAGGCATTCAACTCTGTTACCTACTTAACTGACCACCAGTTGGGTCGTACTGCCGATGGTCGAATGACTTCTGCGTGGTTTGGTGCCAACCAAGTCAAGAAAAAGAAAGCTGCGGAACTTGCGGTTGAAATGGCGGTGGCGTAATGAGTGGATGGAATCTGATACTAAACTCAATGAGAACGCCAGATGGGACTGTAATCCAGTCCCGTCACCGGCATGACTTTGTTACCCATACTGATGAGAACGGTAAGGTGTATATGGTTGATGGTGGTCTGGATTATATTAGACGCTCTGTTCATGAAGATCAAGTAGACCTATCTCTCTATGACGACCAACCTCACGAAGTTCAGCGAGTGGTTCTCTCATGGGGAACCTATGGTATCAATGGAGACCAACCATTGTCGTATATTCGTATTGCTGATATGGAAACTGGTCATTTGGAAGCAGTACTAAAACTCAATGTGAACGCGATTCATAGAGCATGTATGGAGCATGAATTATTATTGAGAGGTGTGGAATGAAATATTTTTTGATAGAGGAGTGGGATAATGATTACAACTGTCGGACTCGTACGTTCGCACTTCAGGCAAGGTGTCACGAAGACGCTAGAGAAATCGCAAGGTGTCACTCAAGTAGCGCATATGACTACATGGTTCATTCAGAAGTTAGCGATTATGTTGCGTCATCCTTCCCAAAATTAGGAGATATATAATGTTAGTAGATATAATTTCAGTGATAGTTTCTTTAATACTAGTAGTGTTAGGTCTCATGGTGGTGATGACATCTACCGAGATGCTCAGCGAACGCAGACGACAGTACCGTGAAGGTACGCATGATTACTATGGTAATAAAATTGAAGACGAGGAAGACAAATGAAAATTGAAATATCAGACGATTCGATTGAACGGATTATGTTAGCTGAACTCTCTCAGAGTTTGGAGTGGGCCCGTAAAGATTTAGCGAGTTACGATAAAGGCGTTAATGTCAATATACATGTGGTAAACGACCCTGAATTAGACAAAGAAGAACTCCGCAAGGATATTGATGCGTACGAGCGAATCTTGTCTTACTGGAAAGTGCCTGAATAATGACTATGCCGAATGAACGCAGGCGGGCGGTAAATAACACGCGGCAGTTCCTAGTTGATTTAATGGATCCTAAGAAGACTCCTAGGGTTCCGTCCGAAGTACGTAAAGAAGCATATCATTGTTTGAAACATTATCCAGGCGAGTACTACATGGAACAAGCCGCCGAACAGGCGCCAGAAATATTTGGTGAATGGGATGCCGCGCACGGAGAGAAATGATGAGTGACTATACACCAAACAATTGGGTTGTCATTAAATTTACCCAACAAGTAAAAAGTGGCAACACTGGTTACGGACGAAAAGAAAAAGTCTTTTACAAAGTGCTCGGTGGTTGGTCAGGTGGTTATCTCGATGGCGACTCTTGGAGACTGAACAGTGGTATCGTTGACGTTGAAGAGACCGCTGATTCTTTTATCTTTATTGGTGGTAGTGGTAGTCGATACATATGCGACAAGACTCAGGAATGTCTGAGAATGAATACTGCCGGTATATGGAAACAAATGCAGGAAGTTAGTGAAGGAACTTCAGGGGATGTTAAAGTCGAACTGGTGGAACCTGATGACAAAAGAACTTGTAAGGATTGGAAGGAGCTACTAAGATGATGACCCCTAATGAAATGAATAACATCAATAGATTTGAAGTGATAGACTGCGAAGGCCGTACCTACGTTCGTTACTTACGTGAAAATGAAAGTGTTCAATACAGTCTACAAGACGATAATCGCACCCTCAAAATCTTTATTACGCAGGACGACTCATAGATGATAGACGACAATACTGAGATACAAATAAGTTTAAAAACTATCATTTCTGTTATTGTGGCAGTAGTTGCGATGACCAGTGTTGTCGTACGTTACGAAATCAAAGTAGATTCTCTTTTAGCTAAGATAGGTAAATTGGAGATACATATTCAAAACTCTAGTAAAATTATTCACGAAAACTCAGAGTCAGTGAGAAGTTTACAAATAGAACAAATCAAACAACAAAAAGATATTCAATATATTACACTAATTGGAGAAACAGAATGTCCGAAGAAGTAAAAGCAGGAAATGATCAAGCAGGTGCTAGTGCGTCAGTAGGTACCGAACAAACAGATAGCAGCGTAAGTGCTGGCGCAGGCGTTGAAGCACATGCCGGAGCAGAGGCGAATCAGGAAACTCGTATCGATGGATTCGGTGATGTGGAAACTGGTCAACACGCACAGGCAGAAGTACATATTGACGCAGGTGCTGAGGCGGGATTTGATGGACGTAATGCGACAGCTGAAGCAGGCGTTTCCGCAGGTGCGAGTGTAGAAGCGGGAGCAGATGTGTCAACAGATGTTGGTGACGTGACAATTACTACAGGTGTGTCTGCGGGAGCAAAAACTGAAGCAAAAGCAGGCGTGGGCGGTAGTGTCGGAGCAGATGGTGTCGAAGGACATGCGGGAGCGGTCGCCGGAGCAAGTGTTGGTGTTGGAGCATCCACTGGCGCATACGATGATAGCGGCAATGGTGGACAAGTAGGCGCAGGTGTAAGTGCGGGCGCACAAGTAGGTGGTAACGTTAGTGGAGGTGCCACTATGGATGATGGTGTTGCTACTATTGGTGTTGATGGTAAAGTTGCTCTAATCGTTGGTGTTGATGTTGATGCCAGTGTTTCAGTAGATACCAAACCAGCACAAGAAGCAGTTGTCGACGGTGCTAACACAGTGGTAAAAGAAACTACTAAAGCGGTCGAGCAAGTTGCGCAACCAATCAACAATGCGGGTAATGCTGTTGTTGATACCGGAAAGAAAGCGGGAGACGCAATCTCCAAACCATTCAAGAAAATTAAGACGCCTTGGTAAGACTTGACACCCAGACTATAATCGTGTATACTTCACATATAAATTATTAAACAGGCAATGAACAATATGGAAACCCCAAAAGAAGATAAACGTACTACGCAAGGTCGTAAACTCGATCTCCTTCATTTCCAACAGGCGATGAACAAGGACACTACTTATCAGGACGATGTAGAACAGTTTATGATGATTGGTGGTCAGGAAATTCCGTGCGAATTATCAGGCCCACATCTTTATGCTACTCCAAATGAAAACCATGACCAGATTCAATTGTATATGGATTTGATTACTGAAGAGTATATTGAGTGTTTAGAGGCGTACAACGCAGGCGATGTTGTAGAGGTTGCTGATGCTTTGGCGGACATGGTGTGGGTTATCATGGGTATGGCATCAAGTCTTGATATCGATTTTAATGATGTCTGGCAGGAGGTCAAACGATCTAACATGAGCAAGTTTGTCGATGGTGTTGCTGTGCGCAATCCAGAAACTGGCAAGATTATGAAACCGCCGACTTTCAGTGAACCTGATTTGAAAACAGTACTATTTGGAGTCCAAAATGACTAATAAAATACAAAAGGTAGAAACCGAAATCATGGACTGCTGGAGAGTGGTAGATGATGTCGACGTTTTACTCCAATACTTTGGAGATGATGAGTTCTTTACTGGTATGAAACCAGAACATGCTGACAAGATTATGAATCTGATGTTGGGTGTTAAGGAATTATACTCAGTAAAATTTGAGAGATTGTGGAGAGCATACGAAGAGAGTCTCGGTGAGTATTACGACTATGAGAAGGAGGCTCTTCGGTCTAGAAATACTATTGATTCCATGCTGTCTAATCTCGAAGCAATGTTTAAGGATGAAGAACCTGTTGCTGATGAACGTTATTCCCAAACATCTGAGGATCTACATGATTCTGGTCGAAGACTTAATGATGCGAGTCCCGAAGAATGGGATAGGGTAACGTTTAGATAATGCCGACCTATACGTATAAATGTAAAGAGTGTGAACACCAGTTCGACATACGTCAAAGTATGTCGGACGATAAGTTAACTGAATGTCCTGTATGCGAGAAAAAGACACTTGATAAGATAATCGTGCCTGGAAATGGTTTCCAACTCAAAGGTAAGGGTTGGTTTAATAAAGGCGGATATTAATTATGGCGGTTGAATTTAGGTAATTAGATAAATAGATAATAAAAGATGTCTATTATGAAAATTAAACTAAGTACCGCATTAATTTTGTTGACTATATATTCACTAGTCTGGGCTTCTGTAGCAGTATCGATAAAAAATGAATATATACTACTATCGAATCAAAAAGATATCGAGCATCAATTGCTTGTACAACGATACGATTTTGTCTTAAGCAACTTACTAGAGAGTTGTAAGAACAAAGAAGAGATAGTTATCGGTAAAGCGACATATCAATGTTATTTAATCAGTAAGGTATAGATCATGGCACAAACGCAACAACGACGAAGACAAGTCTACGAAATATTCGAAGAGTTCTCTAAAGCAACCAATAAACAAAGTCGATTAGCAGTATTGGAAAAATACGCATCCGTCGGAGCGTTTAAGGATATCCTTCGAGGTACCTATGATGACACTCTAGTATTTAACCTACCTGAAGGTAGACCTCCGTTCACTCCAAACAAACCTGAGTCAGTACCTTCGACTTTGTTGAAGTTACACAAACGATTCGGGTTGTTCGTCAAGGGTGGGGCTGGCGATGACCTCCCAGCATACAGACGCGAAAGCATCTATGTTCAGACGCTAGAATCTATTCACCCCGAAGACGCAGAATTTGTCGTAAGTATGACGAATAAGAAAACCCCCGTTAAATTTTTAACCAAAAAACTAGTACAGGAGGCATACCCATCCCTAATCAAATCTTAATTATGATCTGAAACTTAAACTTACTTAGGAGTATCATATGTTAAATTTAGAGAAGCAGTTATATGTCGCATCATTGCGACGAAGAAATTCATTATCAGAGCGAACGAGTTATCGAACATCGAACGCAATCCAGAGTTATTTAACTTACTGATAAGGAGGTGACGCATCTCTTCAAGAACGTATGAGTGAGATTCTTGTCGTATCGATTGATTAAAATATAGGATGGTCACATTATGCCAAATTATGATTTCAAGCACAACGAAAGCGGAGAGACACAAAGTGTGTTTCTCCGGATTTCCCAATATGACGATTGGCGTAAAGACAATCCCGATTGGGAACGCTACTATCCACAAGGTTCCGTACCTGCTATAGTATCAGGTACCAAGTCTGCGCTTACTATGGCTGGTGCTGGTTGGCAGGAACATCTAAAACATATCAAGAAAACATCTGGTAAAGATAATACCATCAAAACATAGAGTATTAATAATATGAATCGCGAAGAAGTATTTGAGCAACTGAAAATTGATGAAGGAGTTGTCTATGAGGTTTACCTCGACCACCTCAACTATCCTACGTTCGGCGTGGGTCACCTTATCAAGGAAAGTGACGGCGAGTTCGGCGCTAAGGTCGGAACACAAGTTTCCCCAGAAAGAGTTGCTGAGGCATTCGACCAAGACCTCGACACAGCAATCTCCGAATGCACTGTACTATACGGAGACGGGTTCTCTTGTCTACCAGACGAAGTCCAACAAATCTTGGTTAACATGATGTTTAATATGGGTCGACCGAGACTGAGCCAATTCAAGAACATGAATACCGCAATTAATAATGGTGATTGGAAAACCGCTGCTATTGAAGGTAGGGATTCGCGTTGGCACAAGCAAGTGACAAATCGTGCCGAACGATTAATGGTAAGGTTAGAAAATGTCTAAGAACGCAATATTTCAATACATGATTGTAAGCGATGCGGTAGACGCACGTGGTGATATTAAAGGATGGGATGGAACACGTTCTTCTTTATATAAAGAAGTAGCAAGTATCTCTCGTAAGTCCTTCGAACATTATGCCAAACATATTGGCGCAGATCATATCTATTCTGATGAACGTGTCGCTACCAAGGGACATGGGTGTTCAACTTCTCTATTACATGAGTGCGCACGTATCTGGTTAGACCCCATGTTTGATCAGTATGACGATGTACTATTCGTTGATACAGACATTGTAGTAAACACCAAAGAAGATATTTTCGACCATACTCAAAGTGGTGCCGAAGTCTATGGCGTACTAGAGTCAGACTTCGTTACCGCAAATGGTGGTGGTTATAACTCTTGGGATTATAAAGAATCTACATATCGTGACTTTGCTCGTAAGTTTGAGATGCACGACTGTCCTATCGTCCCCGTGATGCCACCTAATCGTCCGTCTAAGATACTTATCATGAATACGGGTGTTGTCATATGGACTAAAGAGGCACGGCTCAAAGCGCGTAAATTGTTTGACAAGTGGGAAGATTGGTGTTATACTGGAGACTTCCATATGTCAATCATGAATGACCAACCGTACATCTCAGCACAGTTGATGAAACATGACTTTGATGTAGAGACCATTGACCAGTCGTGGAACGACAGTCCGCACTACGCCACCGAAGAGAAGTTCTTTGATATTGCTAGGTTCTGTCACTATACCGGTGGTGAGTGGAAGGTCGACATGGTCAGGCACTGGAATGATCGAAGGTTTAAGGAGATGCCGTGGGAAAGAGCATTAATACCATGATAGACAAAGATACGGTATTGGCTATATTAGATGAAGAGTATAGTAAATGTCTGGATGACATGAATGATATCGATAACGGTAATCCTATGTTATACGCTATTGCTAAGAATATAGCAATGATACAGACTCTACGTACACGGATAAACGAAATTAGTTAAGATATTTTCAAAATAAGCCTTGACAGCCTCTCTGATTTATTGTATAATACCTAGGTATTTGAATGAACAGAGAGGTTTTTTTATGGAGTATGAAGACTCAATTATTGCCCAAACGATAAGACGTTACATATATGACGCAGAGAATCCTGATTGGAGTGCCCTCAAAAGAGAGTTATTAGTAGAGTTGGGGTATACAGAAGAAGAAGTATTTTATATAATGAAAGATGTAAGAGATGGTGTATTATAATGAAGAAAGATAAAGTAATTTTAGTTGACTGTGATGGTGTCTTATTAGATTGGATGTACGCATTCGACCAATGGATGACTCGTCACGGTTTTACTCAACATAAACCTGAAGTGTATGATGTTGCCGAGCAATACGGTTTAGAGAAACCATTTGCCAAAATGTTAGTTCGTATGTTTAACGAATCTGCCAACATACGAAAGTTACCACCATTGCGTGATGCGGTCAAGTATATTAAGAAGTTACATTCAGACCACGGATATGTGTTCCACGCAATCACTAGTCTGAGTGATAACCACTATTCTCAGTACTTACGTACAAAGAACTTGATTGAGTTGTTTGGGCCCGGTGCCTTCGAGAAGTTTGTTTACCTCGACTGTGGTGCGGATAAAGATGAAGTACTATTAGATTATCTTGGAACTGAATGTTTCTGGGTCGAAGATAAACCAGAAAATGCGGATGTTGGATTTCGAGTGGGTCTACAATCTATCTTAATGGCACATAATAATAATGCGGATTATGAAGGTCATGCGACTCGCGTACAGAACTGGAAAGAAATTTACAATATTATTACTGGGTAATCCGACCCTTTTAGTGTTTGTATAAATAAAAATTTAATAGTATTCAAGGGTGAATGATGAAGTATGTTGGTTTTAGTGAGCATTATCACGATAGTGGTTTTGCGATCATTGATGAGTCAGGTAAGGTAGATTTCGCTACTCACGGCGAACGATATTCTAAGAAGAAGAATGATCCTCTTATCCCCGATGAACTCTGGGATATGGTATCAGATGAAGACCATGTATCATTCTATGAAGACCATACGGTTAAGTTCGATATGCGCGGAGGGACTGGAGTAAAAGGAAGCACCGACCATTTAGCTAAACGACCGGAAACCGCAGAAGAAACATTCGGTCGTATGCTTATTCCCGATAGTCTGACGTACGATGTCAACCATATGCACCACGAGTCACATTGTGCGGCCGCATTCTACACGCGTCCGTGGGACGACAAACATGATACAGTCCTTGTGTCAATCGACGGTGTCGGTGAGTTACAGTGTGCTACCATCATGGATAGCAACTTTAATCTCATCAAAGAATGGCAATACCCTAAGTCCGTTGGTCTCGTCTACACGACAGTTACCAAGTTCCTTGGACTACGTCCACTCGAAGATGAATACGTTGTTATGGGACTCTCTGCGTACCATGCCACTTCACCTGAGTCTAAGGCGATTACCGACTGGTTGATTTCATGGTGGGAAGACCTAGAAGACCTTGCTCCAGAACTTGCGGAAGGTATCTCAGTCGGTGATATCAAAACCTCTAAACGTGAACAAGATCGCGTAATGTTTCGTGAAAAGTTACGTGCGAAGGTGAAAGCGGTAGAAGACAAAGTTGCCGCACGTGCGGTACAAGACTTCGCAGATTATGCGATTATGCAGATTATGACCGAAGCTGCTAAATATGGTAAGAAACTATGTTACTCTGGGGGTTGTGCGCAGAACGTTGTAATCAACTCACGTCTATTTGAATTGTTCGATGAAGTCCACATTGCGTGTTCGCCAACAGATGCTGGTTCTGGTCTGGGTACTGCTGCGATGTCTTGGGCAAAAGCAACTGGTAAAGATAAACTAATATGGAGTCCATATAGTGGATATGATATACAACGACCTATTAACCCGACTGAAGTTGTCGACCATCTTCTTAGTCACAAGTACTGCGGAATCGCTAATGGCCGTGCTGAGTTTGGCCCTCGTGCACTTGGTAATCGCTCTTTAATCGCGGACGTACGATTCGATATACAGGACACTGTCAACACGATTAAACGTCGACAGAAATATCGTCCATTCGCACCAGCTATCCTAGAAGAGTTCGCAGATGAATACTTCGAAGGGCCTATGAACGAGTATATGCAGTTTACGTCAATTGCGAAACACGACTATGCGCCTGTCACTCACGTAGATGGCACCGCTCGTGTCCAAATTGTCAAAAAAGATTGTGAGTCGGTATTCCGTAAAGTTATTGAAGAATATTACGAAAGAACTGGAGTACCAATGTTACTAAATACATCATTGAACATTCGTGGCAGACCTATGGTCAATGACGAGCACGACGCAGAGTTGTGGGAACAAAAATACGGTGTAAAGGTTTTCTAATGACCGAAGATGTACAACCAATAAGAAAGAAGATTGAACTGGAGGTAGAACTTAATACCTCTACTAAGGAAACTAGTGTCAATAGGTTTCAACCCCTATTGGATTTTTCTGAGGTATTAGATGCCTACCGCATCTTCCCCCGCGCTTTTATCAGCGTGTACATGTATCTATTGATAGAAACAGTAAAATGGTTCATGCTAATACCGGTACCCAACGCATCACAGGCAGGTCTCATATCTGTGGTAGTTGGTGCTGGTGCCGCATGGTTTGGACTATACACATCTACTAGCTCTGGTCGAAGTGCTAAAAAAAATAGTTCCAGTTGATGGCGTCTGAAGTAATACTAACCTCCGAGTTAATCACTTGGAGAGGGACGCCTGGAGTTGGTGATTTTATGTGGGCACTAAATTCTGCCCATAAACATGTAGCCGACAATAACTTAGACAAAGTAAACCTAGAGTTCCATTGGGAGCACGGTGAAGACTACTACCACCACTTCGAAGACCCCGAAACTATTATTGAACGACTAGAGTACATACATAACTTTTATCACCAAAAAGAAAAGGTTATGGTTCATCACATATTCAATTCCACCGGAAGATATACTGACTGGAAGTATGACGATGATGTTGTTTTGGAAACAAATGGTGAACGTAGAGTAGCCGCAATACAAAGGGACAAGGCGAGATTCTTTTTTGAGTCTGGCGCATATAGTGACGAAGAGGGTGGAGATATACCTGATAATGAATGGTTGTTTCGAAAAGACGCATTCCAAAAGACAGTAGATAACCGCATAGTCTTTTGGAGACCTACTTGGAACGCAGAAAAACCGAGAACATGGAAACGTTTATTTACTCAGAGTGATTGGGACACGGCGATACAGTTGTTGCGCGACAAAGGGTTTGAGTGTCACGAGATATCATACAGGACTCCAGTATCAGAAGCAATGTATCTCATCTCAACCTCAAGGTTGGTTTTGTGTTACGATGGAATATGGCACTATATTGCGAAGAACTTTCAGCGGCCGCTTGCTGTAATCAGTTCTGAAGGAGTGACTAAATATCATACTCCACATGCGTTAAGATTACGTACCGAAATATCATATGCCGACAAGAGTGTATGGTGGTGGTTAGAACATATAGAAGTACTTCTAGGACACACTAAACGTAAAGCAGTTAATTTTGAAAAAAGAGTGAGAAAATACTATGGAAATGACTAGAGAAACATTTCAGATTGATCGCGCAGTAATCGAGGTCGCGGGGGGATGTAACTATTCATGCTCTATGTGTCCACAAGATTTACGTGAAGGTGGACGACATAAAGGGTTTCGCCGCATCATGAAACTCGATGAGTTCGAGAAGTACGTTGCGGATTGTGCGCAGTACGGATTG